CAGCTTGTGATTTTGGTATCCATATCTGTTTCAAGGTCCAATCACAGATTAAGATTGCATCATCGGTTTCATGGATCAAACCAAGCTCAAGGGTTTCTGTTTTCATGCTGGCACCTTCTTTGGCTTGGCCTTTGTTCTTGGTTGGCGGGTTAAAACAGTTGGTGTTCTGACAATGCGAGCGGCAGAAAACCTATGACCATCTGGTCCGCAATGCCCAACAGATGAGCGTGCATCGTAGCATTGCACGGGTGTTGGGTTTCCTGTCACGATATCAACCGGCACGGTGCACATGTCAAACTTCTTTTGTTTAAGTTCGTGTGCCTCACAGTCTCGGCATACCCGTGAATAGTCATGGTTACGTCTGGTTTTCATTTGATCATGCCTCGTTTATATAATTCAATGCAGATGTCCGCAAGGGCATGAACGTCACCAGATGCACGGTGAGCACCAACAAATTTTTTCTCAAACAACTCTTGGTGCAACGCTTGCTGGTTTAAACGGTATCCCTTCAGATGCATCGTTTGTTCAATGGTGCAAATCTTGCGCAACCATTTCACTTTCATCTTCAACCGCTCAAGTTCAATATCGATCATGTCACTGTCAAATGTCATGTTGTGAGCAACAATGGCCTTGACCTTATCGGAACCTGCACAAATCTTTTTGATCTTTGCTGCCTGATTTTTGAATGTGGTTTTCACCTTCAAATCATCGTCAGTGATGCCCGTGATTTTGGTGATGACATGTTCAAGTTTTTCGCCGGGATTGAGGAACACGTCAAAAGGCTTGGCCTTCTTACCTGTCTTCAGATTGACATCCATTGCACAGAACTCAATCACCTTTGGTTGCTTGTCCAATGGTGCGTGCCTATTCTTGATTAGCCCGGTTGTCTCGACATCAATGCATGTGACTAGCATTATATGAAAACCTCTATTTTCTTATCTATTGACTTTTGATTAAATGAAAATCTAGTCGCCTGACCAAGATTAATCTCACATTTTGTTGCCAACAGATCAAGATAGATTTGAATGTCTCCGATTTCACTGGAAATTTCAACCTTTGCCTCTCGTAGTGTAAAGTCACCACGCCTAACTTTCTTGAGCAAATTGCAAAGTTCTCCAACTTCACCAGCCAAGGCAACAGCCCAATCATTTATTGACCAGTCATCTTGAGCATGTGCCAATTCACCCTTTGCGTTTTTAAACAAAGGCAACCTTATGGCATTTGCCCTTGCTAAATTGTCAAAAGTTAATGCGGTATTCATTTTCTGTTCCTTTAAATGAAAGAGGCAGATGACACAGAGGCTACACCTAGCCCATAACCTAAGCGTCATCTGCCAATCGCCCTAACATAGGGCTCATGCGAGGCCCGCGCCGAAAGCCTCGCGCTCATGACTAACCGATGATCAAGGTTAGCCACAATCCTTACCAAAGATTGAAATCTTTGCGTGATGTCCGGTCCAGATGCCAAGGTCATCAAGGGGTGTGTTCTCCCCATTGGCCAAGCGCTCGCGGACAAAGGCACACAAGGTTTGAGGATGAATGCCAATTTTGGAAACTGCATCAACCCCTAGCTTTTTCAACTCAGCCTTGGCCGTGCGAAGTTTGCCCTTTTCGCCTTTGCCAAAGTCAGCCGTTAGGCCAAACTTGATCAGTGAACCGCCACCATTCTTATCGATCCATGTCAAGGCATTGCGTCTAGCAACTTCATCTTTTGGCAGGCTTCCCGACACAATGGGCTTGATCTTGACCTTTGATCGGTTTGTCTTGAATTCCCACACGCCAGAACTGATGCACATCTCTGGCAACGTGTGTTGAACGATGGCGTTGTAATCCTCTTTGGTCTTTTTCAACGCCACTTCGATGTCTTCAATCTGATCTAACAGGGCGATGGCTTCGGCAGTCTTCTTTGTGATATCACTCATCTGCTGAGTGGACGGGCCACCAAGACCGACGAATTCATCTGCATCACTCGTATTTTTTGGTCGAGGGGTTGTAGCCTTCGGGGCGTGAGTTTTCTTGAATTTGTTTAAAGCTTTTTTTGAGGTCACTTTTTGTGACGATTTGCGCGGCTTCGAAGTTGGCTTGGCCGCTGTTTTCTTTAACGGCCCCTGTAAAGGCTTTGAAACCTTTTTCTGCTTTGGCTTTGTTTGTGTAGTTTTCCGCATCAAAGATGTCGCTTTGGCCGTCGTCTTCTTTCCAGTCAAAACCTTGGCTCGTTTCGTCTTCGATTTCACTGCTGGTCGCTTCTTTGTCATAGTTGTCATGATCATCTATCCTTCGTTTAAACTCGCCGCACCAGTCATCAGCGTACATCGGTGGGTGCTTTGCGACTATTGAATGCAAAATGCGTTTCACTCCCATGTATTTATCTTCAGGAATTACAAGTAGGGTTGGCGGGTTCCTGCGACACATGTCAACACCACTGCCATCCCCAGACCAGAACCGGCACCTTCCACAATTTTCATCCATGAGTAGCACATCCCATTCCATCATCGCCCGTTGGCAAATCATCAATCAATCGAACACGCTTGCCGTTTAAACGATCAACATTGTTCTTGATCATCCATAGCTGACTGTTCACACGTTTTATGTGATTGATGTCAACACATTCAAATCGTGCCTTGTGGAAGCTCGCAAGTAAGTTGCTTTCTGTGATTTTCTTGCCTGTCATGTTGCCAACTTCAATTGCCAAGCGTCGAAAGAATGACAGGTCTTCAGACTCAAAGGCTTGGTTCCTGAGTGTACGGAATTGAGCCTTGCTCATCTCACGCTTCAAAGGAATTTGCATTTCATGTTTTGTGATCTTGATCATAGTGATCATCCTATATAAAATCCGGGAAGGTGTGCTTGGCGCGCGCCAAGCTGAATTCATACTATGACTTTCACTATCTTTACTCGCATAACAGCAAAATTCTAGTGACAGCACCCACCTTCCAAATGCTGCAACACGCCGCCCACTCTCAACTCAACTCTCTTGTCCTAGTTACTCAACGCAACCTTCACGCAACTAAATGAGGCAGGCGGCAACGGACATTAGGAGATAAGCGTAGGGGCAATGTCCACTGCCGCCCTAGTGTAACAAGGTCACGGGGTAAGAAACCCTGTTACATGTCCAAGTCAGCCGTTCGCTCAACAGCACTCACATCACCTTGCACGATGCCTTTCATCGCTTGCTGATAATAATCGATGCAAAGTTTCTTGAGGCGGCCACTTGGATCAATCTCGGTGATGGGCATATCAGGTTCGAACTTCCAACCCATCCAATCGCCTTCCGCATTGGTGTGCTCAACGGGTGTTGCGCGCCATGAGCGATAGAACATGGGCGGGGTGAACTCAACACCATCAGAGGTTTCCAACGTTTCGGCAGTTAGTAGGCCCATCCACTTACGCGATGCCTTCAACTGGCTTGATGACAGGGGGATGAATGAGCGACGATTGCCCGCAGAAACATTTATGCAATAGTATGTTGCAGTTTCTTCAACGGTGTTGCCATTCGGAAGGATCATCTTGCCTTTGTCGTTTGGTGTGCACTCATCAAGAATGTCACCATCGGTGCCATGGTTCTTGACCAACCCTAACGCCGATTTCCTCGGTGCCCACTCCAGATAAACTTTTGCATAAAAGCAAGGGACAATGACGACTTCATCAGGGAAAACTTCACCGGTGCCAATATCACAAAACATGCCTTCTTCAGCACCTTTGATGAATTCAGGGTCCCGTTTCTGAAGCTGTGGTGAAAGCTTTTGGAGGATGCCAAGGCGGGGAATGATGATGTCGGTTTGGTCAACCGTTTCCATCCCAGCACTTGCGAGCTTTGCAAAATCATCAACACTTCCGGCAAGTGCCGTTGATTTGCGGCTAGTTTTTGCAACTGCCTTGCCGCGTGTTTTTGTCTTGGTGGCCATTTTCAATCCTATGTTTTGTCTTGCCTGGATCAGCAATGGAGGGTTATAGGCATCAGACAATGTAGATGTCAATCCTTTTTAGAATTTAAAATGATAAAAGCAAAAACTTTCTAGGTTGACATTGTGGATATTGAGAGTTTATAGGGATTGCCCCTCCCACAAAAGGATGTCCAAATGGACCCGGAACACTATAAGACTATCCCCGCTCTAGCTGCATACATTGACCGGATAGGTGCAGAACAATTGAACTTTCGACGTTTCATGGTGAGAGAGTTCAAGGGCAATTACTACGTTGAAAAATCGCTCATATCTATTGGCAGCGATTGCAGCATCACATGTACCAATGAAATCCATGAACCGACAGAAGATGAGGTTGCCGACATCATGGCGCAACTTGCCATGGTTCAATTTCCCAAATCAATCCTTGCAACTGATGCTCAGTTTAAACAGCTTAAAAGAAAGCTGAAAGGTTCCACTTTATATGAATTCTATTCGCGGAATGATGATGGTATCATCATGGTTCAATCTCGTATCGATCAGGATGGAAAGAAGCAATACGTGCCTTGGACATACTGGAGCGATGGCAAGTGGCGCGCAATGGAGCCAGATGGAGCGCTGCCATTCTGGAAACCGAAAGAGAAAACACATGATCGCATCATGATCCATGAGGGTGCAAAGTCTGCTGATGCAGCGGCCAACGTCAAGCCTTCCCATCCTTGGTTTGATGAGCTTGATGCGTATGAGCATTGGGGAATGATTGGCGGCGCACTCGCACCACATAGGGCTGACTATGATGAGTTGAAAAGAGAACAACCAGCGGAAGTTATTTATGTGTGTGACAATGATTGGCCGGGCTTCAATGCGTTGCAAAAAGTTTCAAAGAGTTGGGGACGCACATTGAAGGGAATCAGGTTCAATGATGACTTCCCCTTAAGTTGGGATATGGCTGATGAGATGCCAGAGAATTTATTTAAGGGCGACAATGTTTGGGCCGGCCCGACCCTCAAACAATTGGCAAGACCGGCAACACAAGCAACGGTTCGGGTCAAGGTTGAAGGGTCGAAAAAGAAGGTTGCAATTCTCACAGAGGATTTCAAAAAGGAATGGAAGCATACAGTCACGCCTGAATTCTTTGTTCATTGTGATTGGCCAGCGAGGGTGTGGGGCGCTGATGAGTTCAACTCAATCGTTGCACCGTTTTCGCATATTCAGAACACGGCAGGATTGTTAAAGAAAGAGGATGGTGCAAAGATTGCAAGTATTGAATACAACCCCTCATGCGTGGCTGGCCTTTACCATAGCGATGCTGAGGATATGGAGGTGATGAACACATACTTGCCGATTAATATAGAACCGCTTGATGAAGATGCTTCGATTTGGTTGGAATATATGAAAAGGCTCTTTCCGTTTAAACAAGATCGATTGGAAGTGATGCGCTGGTGTGCAACTCTGATTGCAAGGCCCGATATTCGAATGCCCTATTCGTTGCTCTTGATATCCAATACGCATGGTGTGGGCAAGACAACGCTTGGTGAGAAGATTTTGGCACCCATTATCGGAATGCCCAACTGTTCTTTTCCCTCTGAAAAGGACGTTTCCAATAGTTCATTCAACACATGGCTGGCCAGAAAGAGGCTGATCATTGTCAATGAGATTTATTCTGGACACTCTCTGAAAACCTATAACACTCTTAAACAAATCGTATCAGACAAGGTTGTTGAAGTTAATGAGAAATTTGTCAAGGGATACACAATACAGAATTGGGCACACGTGATAGCAAGCTCAAATTCCTTTCGTGCACTTAGGATTGAGGAAGCTGATAGGCGCTGGCTCATTCCGAAATGTTCGGAGAAAGTAGAGCCTCATGAGTATTGGGTAAGGCTGCATAGGTGGATTGATACACAGAACGGATTGAGGGTCATTATTCATTGGGCTCATGAGTTTTTAAAAGAAAATGATCCAGTGTTCGAGGGTGTTCATTCTCCAATGACTGAGGCAAAGCGAGAAATCATTGATGATGGTTTTTCTCCAGCCAATCTGATTGTTAGAAGGGTCATTGATGACCTGAATAATCTGGGCAAGGATTGGTGGATTTTAGACACGGATTTGGTCAAAATTGTCAAACAAGAATTGTATGGTGGCAGTCACAACCAAATGCTCGAAAAGCCATTGACGCTCAGGAAGATGGCTGAGAAGCTAGAAGTGGTTGTTGGCAAAAAGAACAACGGATGTACACAGATTAAGTTGCCTGCTGCGACCTCTAGAGTGCTCTCAAATTCAAGACAAATTGCATCTACGACACCTGCAAAGCTGATTGAGACTGGCATAATGCCTAATGATATCAATGCTCTGATGGATTTTTAACACACAGAAGTTTAAGAAAACACGACCAGACACAATCTGAATTTTTTTGGAGTTTGGGACATCTCCAAAACCGAAAAATTGAAAAGTAAGTTCTAAAATCTCAGGTATGGCAAACTGGCAAAAAAAACGGTTTGTGTCTGGTTATCCGAACAAAAGGAGAACATCGTGAGAAACGAAAGAGACATGCGAAATTGGTTCAAGTGTGTATGCAAGGCGGACAAAAAAAGGCGGTTCACCCTGACATGGGTTGAACATGCACCGGGGAGCACGGTCGGTGCCCCTGATTTGTTCATTGGGTTTGATGGGCAACACGTTGCTATTGAATTGAAGCGTTTGGTGGTGAAAAAGGATGGTTCATTTAAAGTCAAGGTGCAGCCAAGTCAGCCCGTTTGGCATAAGACGCAGACGGCTGCGGGCATCAATGCGTTCTTTGTTTTGGGTGGTGAATTCTTAGGTGCGGAATTTATGTATTTGGTTCATTCATCACTGAAGCCTTGGGAGTTGTCGAGCATCAGTGAGTTGATTGATTTAAACGCCGAAACGGGTTTATGTAATTTGTTAAGGGAGTATGCAACGTCGTTAGATTATTCTTTAGGTAAAGCTATGGCAAGGAATGCTGAGTTGAATGGGTTGGTTGATGAGCTAATGGCGATTTGACGCCGGACTGTGTTGAGTGTATAAGGTTTGGCATCGATATACTAACGCCTGAATGATGGAGGCCGTTATGTAAACCACCATAGGCCAGATGACATGACAAAGAATTTGTTTAAACCTGACTACAATCAAAGAGGCAAGAAAAAGAAGCCAAGGGTTGCCAAGGTCAAGACGAGCCAATCAAAGAAGAAGCCCTTGACCGAGATGATCAAGGTGGAGAAGGCACCAGAATACCTTGACAAGAAATCAAAACTACTCGCTCTACAATTTATGCAAGACTCTGAAGGGATGCCACACCCTGTCCAAGTGATGTTGGAGAACATGTGGTGGGCTCACACTGAAGCGAATGATGCTGTTGATCGTATGTTTAAACTAATAGAAACGAAAGAGCGTCAAGCGTCTGTTGGTGATGATGACGTTGCAGATGTCATGAGTGTGTTTAAAGAGATGGTGAGAATGAGGGGCATTGCCCAGGGATGTGCAAGGGATGCTGCACAATATATCCATCCCAAGCTTGGTCAGATTGATCTGACATCAGAGACAGACCAAGAGATAACTATCAAGCGAATTGAACGCATCATCATTGATAGTAAGCCAGACCATGTTGATAATTCCAAGAATTGAAACGCCACGTGCGTTTGTGCCGTTCTTGAAGCCAGCCCGATACAAGGGCGCGCGTGGTGGTCGCGGTTCTGCCAAGTCTCATACATTCGCGGAAAATCTCATTGAACGATGCCTAATGAGAAAGACACGTTGGATTTGTTTAAGAGAACATCAGATATCGCTTAGGCAATCGGTCAAGCGATTGTTGGAGGATAAAATAATAAAACTTGGTGTTGGGTCAATGTTTGATGTTCAAGACAGGTTGATCAAGACGCCTTATGATGGTGAGTTGGTTTTCAGTGGCATGAAAAACCACACGGCAGAAAGCATCAAATCATATGAAGATTTTGATGGCTCTTGGTTTGAGGAAGCACAGAACGCTAGCCAAGTTTCTCTGGACATGTTGAGACCAACCATTCGCAACCCTGGCTCTGAATTGTGGTTCACATGGAATCCGAAAAACCCGAATGATCCTATTGATGTTTTATTAAATGGTGCCGAACCACCAAAGAACTCAATCATTGAAACTGTATCATGGCGAGATAATCCTTGGTTTCCTGATGAGTTGGAGGAGGAAAGACAATATGATCTTAGGCGAGACATCGATAAATATAATCACATTTGGGAAGGGCAATTTGATGTTAAGAGTGAGGCCCGTGTATTTAAACGTTGGAAGGTTGCGAATGAAGATGATCGAAAGGAACTAAAGGAATTCATTCGGGTTGGTAGGGTCATGCCTAGATATGGTGGTGACTTTGGGTATTCTATTGACCCGGCTGTACTGATTGAAATTTACGTTGATAAACGGACACGAAAAATATACATTACGCGGGAAGCGTACAAGGTTGGCTTAGAGATTGACCATCTGCCTAAGTTCTTTTTAGATAAAGTGCCAGAGTGTAAAGACTACAGAATAACAATGGATAGCTCGCGCCCTGACTCGATATCGTATATGAAGCGGCATGGCTTACCTAAGACACTGAAGTCAAAAAAGGGGCCTGGATCGATTGTTGAGGGTATCGAGTTCTTGAAATCCTATGACATTGTGGTGTTTGAGGAATGCATTCATACGATCCATGAACTTACATATTTTTCATATAAGGTTGACCCGCTAACACAAGAGCCAACCAATGTTCTGCAAGATAAAACAAACCATGTCATCGACTCACTTAGATATGCGGTTGAGGCAATTCGGAAAATCGTTATTGGAGTTCATTAAATGAACATACACACAAACAGTGTTAGCTTGATAAGAGATAGGATATCTCAATATCTTGGAATGTCTCACGCTGGTGAGCGCAATTTATATACTGCCTTTGGATATCCTGCACAGATTGATGCTGAGGTTCTTGTTGGCTTCTATCGCCGCAATGATATTGCAAACCGGATCATCAAGGCACCACCACAAGCAACGTGGCGCGAAATGCCGGACATTTCAGATGAAAAGGGTGATAGTCCAGAGAAAGATACAGATTCATTTTCTGAATTCAGCAAGAGTGCTAATGACTTATTTAAACGTCATCGCGTGATTAGAGTTATGGAACGTGCTGACAGGCTGGCATCCCTCGCACGCTTTGGTTTGCTGTTCATGGGCTTTGCCGATGGAAAGAAATCAGAGGAACCCTTGCTACCTGGAGAACATAAGCTTTTATTTATAACGCCATATTCAGAACTTGGTGTGCAGGTTTCTGAGTGGGAGACAAACGTCCAATCAGCGAGATTTGGTTTGCCCGTCCGGTACAATATCACTCGGTCTTCGTTGTCAATGGATGATGGGTCATCACCAAGCCGCTCATTGCGTGTGCATCATTCTCGTGTGTTGCATTTGTCAGAATTTCTAGATCAAGATGAAGTTTATGGTGTGCCGAGATTGTTGCCTATTGCAAACAGACTTTATGATCTTGAAAAGGTTGTTGGCGGCGCAGCCGAAACATTTTGGCTGACTGCGAACAGAGGAATTGCATACTGGGCTGATAAGGAAGCCAGCCTTGAGGCTGATGAAATTGAAAAGATCAAAACACAAGCCGATGAAATGGCGCACGATCTAAGGCGCTCTATCGTTGGAACGGGAATGACTGCTCAAGTTCTTGGGAGCGAAAGTCCTGATCCAGAGCCAAACGTCACGGTCTTACTGGATTTGATTGCAGGTGCGGTTGCCATACCTAAAAGAATTCTGATTGGTTCCGAACGTGGCGAACTCTCATCAGAGCAAGATGAGAACAATTGGGCTGAAAGGATCGTTGAGCGTCGGAACAACTTTGCTTCACCAATGATGCTAGAGCCTTTCATTCAAAAGATGATTGACACTGGAAATGTGATTGAGCCAGATGGAGAATGGGCAGCAAACTGGCCAGAGGAAAGTTCACTCAGCCCTGCATCAGAGGCAGCAATTGGTGTGCAGCGTTCAACGGCGTTGGCAACATATGCCAACTCACCAGACTCACAGCTAATTGTACCACCTCAAGAGTTTAGGCGGGATGTCCTTGGCCTTCCTTCTGAAAGTGAGTTTGATGTTGATGTCATTGAAGACATTCCAGAAGACGATGATGAGGGGGAAGGCTTCAGCACAAATGTTGATGAGGATATCTCACAGAAGAAAACATTGTTTGCGTTTAGACGTGTTCGCAATCATGCGGCTATAAGGCGATGGGCAAAGTCTCAAGGCTTAAAGGACATCAACACGTTTCTGCATGTCACGATTGCCTATTCATTAAAAAGGCTTGATTGGGTGAAGGTGTGGCAACCCTTTGACGATGAAGAAAGCGACGGGTCAATGATCATAAGCAAGAGTGATCAGCGGTCCGTTGAAATGTTTGGCGGTACAAGTGCGGATAAGGAACGGTGCATTGT